CGGGCACCTGCGGGTCGCCCGCCTCAACGCCGGCCACCTCGACGGCTGCTACACCGCCCTCCTCCGCTCCGGCCGGGCGCCCCGCACCGTCCGCCACCACCACGCCCTCATCCACGCCGCCCTCCAGAGGGCCCTCCGCTGGGACCTCGTCGACCGGAACGTCGCCGACGCCGTCCAGCCCCCCACGGTCCCGCCGGCCAACATCAGCACCCCGACACCCGCCGACGTCCAACGCCTCCTGGCGGCCGCCGCCGACCACGACCCCCTCCTGGCCGTCCTCCTCGCCGTGGCCGCCACCACCGGCGCCCGGCGCGGTGAGCTCTGCGGGCTCCGCTGGTCCGACCTCGACCCGGGCACCGGGACCCTCACGATCGCCCGAGCCGCGAAGGAACACGGCCCCGACCCGGTCGGCCCGACCAAGACCCACCAGACACGGGTCCTCGCCCTCGACCCCGCCACCCTCGGCACCCTCCTGGCCTGGCAGGCCACCCAAGAAGCCGTCAGAGCCGCCGCCGCCGTCGCCCCGGTCGCCGACCCCTACATGTTCAGCCGCGACCCCACAGGCGGCGCACGGCCAGCGCCGACCGCTATCACCCACGCGTTCATCCGCCTCCGCCGCCAGCTCGACCTCGACCACGTCCAGCTGAAGAGCCTCCGCCACTTCGCCGCCACCCAGATGCTCGCCGGCGGCATCGACCTGCGCACCACCGCCGGCCGCCTCGGCCACTCCGGCGGCGGCGCCACCACCCTCAAGGTCTACGCCCATACCCTCCCCGAAGCCGACCAGCGGGCCGCCGCCCTCCTCGCCGCCCTCGTGCAGCCCTGCCCGTCCTGAGGCCCTCAGGCCGGCTGCTCGCGGCGTTCAAGAGCGGTTCGCTCGTGGTCGAGCAGCACCTGCGTTCCGATCGGAGCCAGCAGCTCCTCGATCGAGCTGAGCCCGAGGGCGTCCACGATCCGGAGAAGGGTGCTCAGGGTGGGGTCGGACCTGGCGTGCCACAGGTCGCCGACAGCGCCGTAGCTCACGCCTGACCTGTCTGCGAGCGCTCGCTGGCTGATGCTGTCGCCACACAGCAGCCGGAGCCTCGTCGAGAGCGCCTCTTTGGACTCTTGCGACAGTTCGCGCGCTGTGGCGCGCGGCGACTGGTCTGATGTCACCCCATCACTCAACCAAACCACAGGGATGTGGTTCAATGGCCGCGCGGAATAGCGCGCGCGATGAGGAGCTGAAGGATGACACGATTGGACGTCTTGGTGGACAACGAACATGCTTGCTCCCTCGTGTCTCAGTACCTGCCGCGGCTCCTCGAGATCGTCAAGCGCCCCTCCGTCCTGCAACAGCTCTCGGAGCCGGTGCGTCTGGCCGGAGGCGACGTGAGCGATGTGTTCATCGACGGCAAGCACGCAGTCGCCTCGCCGGAGCACCTCAGCGTCGTCGGCGCAGCGATGTTCGCGGCCGCTGAGGACGCCGGTGTGGAGTTCGACGCCGTCGGAGGCCTCGTGCTCGGCGCAGCGCCCTTCACCATCGCCGTTGCGTATGCCGCCCAAGTGAACTGGTTCTTCATCCGCAAGGAGCCCAAGGGGCGCGGGACGAACCTCTGGATCGAGGGTGAACGGATCGTGCCCGGGATGCGCGTCATGCTCGTCGATGACGTCGTGACCACGGGCGGTTCCATCCAGACCGCCTACCAACACGTCGTTGACGAGGGCGCCGTCGTGGTCTTCGCGACGACCCTCGTCGACCGCAGCGACGTAGCCAGCCAGTTCTTCCGCGAGCTGGGAATCCCGTACACCCCGATGCTCACCTACAGCGACCTCGGGATCGAACGTGTCGGCGGCGACCTTGAGCGAGCTGCAACACCGGGCTGACGCCGGCTTCGCCGGCGCCGGGGGCGACCTCTACGAGGCCCTAGCCGCCGTCAGCCACTCCGAAGGCCTCCGCAAGGCGGATGCTCGCTACTTCGTCCTGAGCGAGTGCTTTCAGTTCAGCGCCGACTGCTGGTCCACCGGCGAGGGCGGCGCGGTCAGCTCGGACCTCGCCGGAGCCCTTGCGGCAACCTGGGATCACCACCTTGCAAGTGTCCTTGGAGAGACAGACGCCGAGGCGGCAGTAGCCCTCGCCACGACCCTTCGGGATGATCTCCGGAGCCTCGCCGCCTGAGGCCGTCGGACGGCCTCACCGTCTAGCGCCGGCGACGCCCCCTTGGCTCCGCCTGAACACAATCGTCTCTACGCCATGCCGGGCCAGCAGCCCCGACCTGACCCACCGGCCTCGGAAGTCGGAGTCGATCGTCACGATGCGACAGACTCCGACCCGGCGGGGCCGCCGAAAGCTCCAGCCGGAGGGGGCGGGGCGCCAATGCGGTCCAAGAAGTGCTCGTGCGGTCAGGCAGTGCCGTCAGGCCAGGTGTTCTGCGAATGCGGCGCACAGGCGGGCCCCTGGCCTCCCGGCCAGGCCCCGGCCGTCCCCGGCGGCTGGCTGCAGACCCCGCTGGTCGCCCCCGGGCCGACCATGACGGTCGTCGGCGAGTCGTTCCGGGAACGCCACATCGAGCAGATCGCCGGGGGCCGCACCGCGGAAGGCGCCAAGTACCGCTGGCACACCGCCCAGCTCGTCCAGGAGGACACCAACCCCTTCGACCGGGGCAACGCGGTGATGGTCCTGATCGGCGGCGTCCTCGTCGGCTACATCCCCGCCGAGGACTGCCCGCGGGTCCGGGCCGCGATGAGCCGTCTCCCCGGCGCCCCAGTCACGGTGAGGGCGCTCATCTCCGGAGGCTGGCTCCCAGGGACCGATGATCGGACCGGGTTCGGCGTGGTGCTGTACGCCCACGACGACCTCAGGCCGTTCGACCCCTCACGGGACGGGTTCCTGCCCGGCGACCGGCTCGTGACCGTCACCGCGCTCAAGCCCGAGATCGAACAGGCAGCGTCCCGGACGCTCACGCCCGTCGCCCACCTGGCACCGTCCGGCGCGGGCCTCCTCGTCGGGTCCGATGGGGCGTGGTGGGGGGCGCTGACCAAGGCGATGGTCGACCGGTACATCCCCCTCTTGCGCACGGTCGGCCAAGCCAAGTTCCCGGTGACGGCTGCCTGTCGGCTCACCATGACGGAGGGCAAGCGGCGGGCCCACCTGATGCTCCCCCGGGAAAGCGAGGTCGGCCGCCTCATCGAGACAGCGGATCGGGCCTGAGACCATGCCGGCGCCGCTTTATCCCATGGCGGACTACGTCACCCCTGGCCACCGGGTACGGTCAGGGCCATGCCTCCCACGGAAGCGACCTCGCCGAGCGTGCCGGGCTGCTCCGAGTTGGACGACCGGATCGAGAAGGCCCTCGGGGACTACACCGACCGTGTGCGGAACGACCGGGCTTACGAGGACACCGTCGGCGCCGACGATCTTCGCCACCGGTACGACAAGAAGTAGGCGATGCCCTGGCGGTGGGCAAACCTGGACCGGGTCCTCGACCCGTGGATGGCAGCCCACGCCGCAGCCGTCGACGAGCAGGCACGGTCTGCGGTCCTGTTCCACATGTGCCGTCTGGCCGAGGACGGGGACTTGGTGACCGGTGAGCTCGTGCCGCGCCACTCCGCACTCGTTCGCCGCTACTACGTCCACGAGGCGAGGAGCTGCATCATCTGGCTGCGGGCTGAGCAGTACCACTGTCTGAACCTCATCGCCATCCAAACCTGACGACCGCTAGCCCCGCCGACCGGCTGTAGCGGCTCACCGTAACGCCCGCCGCTCGACCGGCCACCTCGGCACCGCCTCAGACCGCGCCGCCGCCGACATCATCGGGCGCGTCCTCGAGGAGCAAGGGCCGCCGCCGGCGACCTGAGCTGAGAGTGACCCACGGTCAGCGGCGCCGGCGGCCTCTACGCTCGAGCTTGATGGCGGAGGCGGCGAGCGTGATGGCCGAGGCGGCGTTCGGTTTGCAGTACGACGGCCCTGCGCTGGTGTCGCACGAGATGGACGTCCGCGATCTGGCCCCGGCTCTCATAGCGACCGCCGAGCTGTGCCAGCAGATGAGCCAGGCAATGCGGCCCACCGACCCGCCGATCGCCGTGAACGTTCGAGCCACTACCGAGGGCTCGTTCGTCGTGCAGCTCATTCTTGTCTACGAGCGAACCCGCCATGTGCTGGCCGGCGACGATGTCACGGCTGCCGCCAACCTCGCCCAGCTTGTCACTGTGCTCGGGACGTTCGTTACCCTGATCGTTCACCGAGCCCGGTCCCGTGTAGCGCGGGAGGAACCCTCGGCTCTGCCCGGAATGATCCGGATCACGCTGGTCGACGGCACGACCATTGAGCTTCACAAGGGCGTGCTCGACCTCGAGCAGAACCTGGCTGTTCGCACAAGCCTGCGCGAGATGGTGCGCCCCCTGACCCGCGACGGCGTCGAGGTCCTCCGGATCAAGCAGGACGAGGTCATCCTCAGCGAGGTTGCCAAGGCCGACCTCGACGCGTACGACGTCGATGAGCTGTCATTGACACCGCCGGAGGTCCTCCTCCGCAACAGCGGCCAGGAGTACCTGACGGTTCTCTCCGCCGTCTTCCAAGACGACCGCAAGTGGCGGTTCACCGACGGAGAGGCCACGTTTTCAGCGTCGATCACTGACCTCGAGTTCCTGAGGAGGGTCGACGGCGGTGAGCCGTTCGCCAAGGGCGATCTTCTCCTCGCCGAGGTCGAACGAACCCAAACCAGGGACAAGCGCGGCCTCCACACCGACATCGGGATCCGGCGGGTGATCGAACACATCAGCGCCTCAACCCAAGGCGTTCAGGGTGAGCTCTCGCCACCGACGGACCCGATCGACGACACGATCGACCCCATGCCCCCGACCGACTAGAGCACGCTCGTGGTGGTGCAGGTGACGGCCAGCCCGGTCTTGGTGGCGCCGCAGCCCTCACAGCCCGTGCCGTCGCCGCAGCTCGCCGACCCGATGGTGGATGACCGCCTCGGTCACGTCGAAGTGCTCGGCCAGCTCCCACGCCTCGACCGCCTCAGCCACATCCAGCAGGGCGGCGGCCGCCGCACGCAGCTCCTCGACGGGCACGAGGCGCCGGGCGGCCTCGTCGATGACGAGCCGTTCCTCACGGGCCACCTGGTGGCCGAGGGCGTCCCGGGGGAGGAGACCGCGCTCCAGGTGCACCAGCTCATGGGTGAGCGTGACGTTCCGGGCCCGCCGGCCGAGGTCAAGGTCGAGGAGCACGACCGTCCCGCCGTCGAGCTCCACCAGGCAACCCTCGACGCCCTGGGGGAGCCGGGCCCGGCCGAAGGTGAGGTCGGCACGCCGTCGTAGTTCCCTCCAGGGGTTCCAGGCCACCACTTCGCCGAACGGTACGACACCACCGTGACGGGCCCGTTAGGGCTGATCCGGGTCCTCGGCCGCCCGCCGGCGTGCGAGGAACGTCTGGGCGATGTCGGCCAGCTGCTCCTGCTCGTCCGGGGTCAGGAAGGCCACCACGTCGGAGAGGCTCGCGGCGACCCGGTTGGCATCCGCCGGCTCGGTCGGGGCCTGGCCGGCGCTGGGGTCGCTTCCGGCCAAGAGCAGGTCGATCGCCTCGGGCGGCCACCGGAGCGCCTTGGCCACCTTGTACTTCGTCGTGGCGGATGGCGTCGGAGCTACGACCAGGTCGGGGTGGAGGATGCGCCGGCCCTTCTCGATCTGCCGCCAGACGCTCTCCGAGAGCCCTCCACGAGCGGCGGCCGACCGCATGCTCTTGAGGCCTTCATCGAGCCGCCGCCGCTCGATGAAGCGCCCTACACGATCCCGCCACTCGTCCGGTTCCACGACTGCAGCATCTAGTGCGTCTTTGTGCGTAGTCAAGCCGAAGGGAGACGGCGCTACTACGCAGTTACATGGCTGTGACTCGACATCGCTGCAGGTCAAGGGCCTTTTTAGGTCACCCGATGCGTATGGCTTGACGTAGCGCATTAGTACGCACCAGTATGTGGACGTGGCAGCGATCGATCATCAGAGCCTCCGCAAGGCGCTCGACCTCGCTGGGCTGACGCCGAAGCAGCTCGTCGAGGCCCTCGCCGGAGACGGCGGCGGCAGCATCAGCCTCCAGTACGCGTGTGACATCCTCAGCGGCCGGCGCACGCTGAAGCGGAACCCGACCCTCCGCCGCCGGATCGCGGTGGCCGCCGGCGTCCCCCAGCACTGGATCGAGAGCCAGGGCCCGACGGGTGAGGCGGCCTGATGCTTGATCAGGAGCCGTTTCTGATCTCGATCGCTGAGGCGGCCCGCCGACTGCGGGTCAGCGAATCGACGTTGCACGAGCAGCACCAGAAGGGGCAGGCCCCGTTCATCGTGTACATCGGCCGCCGGAAGCGGGTCTCGACGATCCGCCTCGAGATGTACCTCCACGGCCGGGTGATCAGCCCCGACCTGGCCCCCTTCGCCGCCCCCGAGGTCCTCGCCGAGGCGGCACCGTGACGTACCTCCTCGCCCTGGTGATCGCCATCGTCGCCGTCTACGCGGGCTGGTGCCTGCTGGAGGCGGTCTCCGACCCGGAGGCCGGCTCGTACGCGCCCGGGCCTACCGTGGCCGTCCTCGGCTTCCTGACGGTGGCCGTGGTGGTCGCTGCGACGATCCCAGTGCTGGTCTTCGGATGACCGGCGACCAGTTCGCCGGCGTCCTCACCGTCTGCCTCCTCGCCGCCCTCGTCCTCTACTGCATCGCGTTCGGCCGGCGATGACCGCCCGCCTCGCTCTCGCCCGCCACCTCCGCCCCGGCGACCAGATCGGGGAGCGGACCGTTCGGTGCGTTGTCGGGCCGGCCGCAGGCCTCCTCACCGTCTGGTTCGACGATGGCGGCTGCTGGAACGTCGAGCCACACAAGCCCGTGGTCCGCCACCGGCCCGGCGCCGTCGAGCGGAAGACGTCATGACCGCCGCCACGGCCATCCTCATCTGCAGCTTCGGCGCCGTCCTCGGCTGGGTCGCCGCCCGCTTCGAGCAGACCGCCCAGGCCGAACGGTGGGCAGAGAAGCGCCCGCACGGCCCGCCCCGCTCTCACTGCCGGCTCGTCCGTCCCACTGCCCTCTACGACCAGGACAGACCAGATCCCACCGGGGACGCTTACCCCGGTGGTGGCGGCGTCCCCGGACGGACCCGTGCCCCCACGGCAACCTCCGGCGCCGCCAGCGGCCCGGGAGGCGCCATCACCAGCGCCTCCCGGGCTGCACCAAACCCGCCCGCACAGTCCGACCGCTAGGAGCCCGCATGGACATGCCCACAACTTCGGCGACCCCGCCGACGACCCAGGAAGGAACCTGATGCTGCTCTCCGAACTCCTCATCACCCAGGACCGGGGGGCGATCGACCGGGAAGCCGGCGCCGCCCTCACCGAGGTCGCCGGAGCGGTCGACGCCCTCGACCGGGCCGGGAGCCTGACCGTCGAGCTGAAGCTGTCGAAGCAGGCCGGCCGGATCGTCGTCGTCGCCAACGTCAAGCCGAAGGCGCCGATCGCCCCGTCGGCCGCCGCCCTCTACTTCGTCGGCAAGGACGGCCTCCAGAAGGACGACCCGAAGCAGCTGACCCTCGAAGGGATGCGCCGCCTCCCCGAGGACGAGGCGCCCCGAACCGTTAACGCCGACACCGGGGAGGTGACGGGCTGATGGCCGCCGACCACACCCCCATGGGCGACGTCGAGGCGGCGCTTGCCGCGGACCGCTTCATCGAGCACACTCGGCCGGTTGGGGAAGCGGTCGACCGGATCATCCGCGTCGACGACACCTCGTGTGGGATTAGCGACGTCGAGCGGTGGCAGCCGACGCCGACCCGGGCCCGCGGGACCGTCACCGCCCTCACCGGCCCCGGGTTCGCCGCCGCGGTGCAGACGCACATGGAGGTCGAGACCTACGCGGCCGCCATCTACGCCGACGCTGACGCCTGCCAGCTGGTCGCCGTCCTCAACGACGACTGCGGCGGCATCGTCGGCTGGCGTGACCACCGGGTCCTGCTCGACCTGCGCCCCACCCCCGAATGGAGCCTGTGGACCAAGGGGGAGGGGTTGGGCAAGCAGGCCCGGTTCGCCGAGACGATCGAGCAGGGTGAAGCCGAGATCGTCCGCCCGTCGGCCACCGAGATGCTCGACCTGGCCCAGACGTTCCACGCCAGCATCGCCGCGAAGTTCAAGGCCGGGAACCGGCTCCAGGACGGCCGGCAGCAGCTGGTCTACGAGGAGGACATCCAGGCGACCGCCGGCAGCGCGGGCACGGCGACGATCCCTTCCGAGTTCGTCGTCGCCCTCCGCCCCTTCCACGGCGCGCAGCGGTACGAGGTCCGGGCCCGCCTCCGCTTCCTCGTGCGGGGCGGTGAGCTGTCGATCGGCTACTTCCTGCACCGGGCCGAAGACGTGCGCCGCCTCGCGTTCGCCGACGTCGTCGCCAAGGTGGCAGCACAGGACCTGCCCTCGCTGCCGATGATCGAGGGCCGGCCGGCGGCGCCACCCGAGTCCCGTGGCTGACGTCCTCGTCGTCGAGCGCAACGCGGGCGGCGTGGTCCCCGGCGGCCGCTGGGCCGCCTACGCCACCGTCGAGGCCGCAAAGGCGTCAGCGATGCGCCGCAACAAGGGCCGCCGCAACCCCCTCGTCTGGTCGGTGGTCGCTGACGCCGCCGGCACACCGCTGGACCCGCAGCCATGAGCGACCCGGGAGCGGCGGCGTGAGCGCCGGACTGCGGCGAATCAATAGCGGGTCAGGGCACCGCTACACGATCGACGGCCAGAAGGCCATAGGCGTCACGACCGCCATCGGCGATGGGCTGCCGAAGAAGGCGCTCGTCGGTTGGGCCGGTAAGCGGGTCGGGGAGTATGCGGTCGACCGCCTCGAACTTGACGCCGAAGGTCACGTCACGGCTGATCGGCTTGTCGCCGACCTGCGCGCCTGGAACAAGACCAGGAAGTGGCCGGAGCGTCTCCAGGGAGACCTGCCGCGTGTCGGCCTCGCCAAGCTCCTCGGCCAGGTGATGTACGCCGAGCGTGACGAGGCTGCCGTCAGGGGCACTGACGTGCACGACCTCGCGCACCGACTCGGTGAGGGCGAGAAGGTCGACGTGCCCGAGCCGCTCGTCGCCCATGTCGACGCCTACCTCGCGTGGCTCGACGCATGGGACGTCGAGGTTGAGCTGAGCGAGTTCATCGTCGGTCACCGCCACTGGAACTACGCAGGCACCGGCGACCTCATAGCGACCATGGCCGGCGAACGGTGGCTCCTCGATATCAAGACTTCGACCGGCGTCTACGGCGAAACCGGGCTGCAGCTCGCGGCATACGGCAACGCCGAGTTCTTCCTGGCCGACGACGGGTCCGAGCAGCCGCTCCCCCAGATCGACCGTTACGGCGTCGTGTGGGTTCGTGCGGACGGCGCGGAGCTGGTCCCCTTCGATGTGCGTCCCGAGGACTTCCGGCAGTTCCTCTACTGCCTTTCGACGGCGCGTTGGGTCGCTGAACGTGATGCCCGCGACGCGCCGAGACCGATCAAAGGTGAGGCACTCCGGGTGCCTGCCACAACTGCAGGGAGCCGAACATGACCGACGTTGTCCGCTATCAGGCGCCGACGAACTGGATCGACGTTCTCGGCCCGGCACATGAGATGGCGGCCGCCATCTGCCGCACCGAGTTCGTCCCGAGCGCTCTTAGGAACCGGCCTGAGGCGGTGATGGCGTGCATCCTCGCTGGCGACGCGCTCGGCATCCATCCGATGGTCGCCCTCCAGAAGATCCACATCATCGAAGGGAAGCCCGGTCCTGCGGCGGAACTGCAGCGGGCGATGGTCATCGCTCAGGGCCACGACATCTGGGAGGAGGAGGTGACGAACACGCGCGTGGTGATGTGCGGCAGGCGGCGCGATTCCGACCACGTCTCGAAGGTCCAGTGGACGATGGATGACGCGAAGAAGGCGGGGTTGGCCAACAAGCAGAACTGGCAGAAGTACCCACGGGACATGCTGATAGCGAGGGCGAGCAGTCAGCTTTGCCGGCTCCGGTTCCCCGACTGCCTGGCTGGGTTGAGCTACTCGGCCGAGGAGCTGGGTGACGGCTTCGGGTTCGATGACCGTTCGGTTGTCGTCGACGCGGATGTGGTCGCCGAGCCGGAGGCGATCCAGGCGCCCTCGTCCCGGCAGCGGGCGCCGCGGAAGCCCGCTGCGAGACGTGCTGCGGCGTCGGCTCCTGCGGCCGATCCGGTTCCGGCTTCGTCGCGGCCGATGCCTCCGCTGCCCGGGGAGGATGAGCCGACCGGTGAAATCACCCCGTCGATGAGGGACGACAACTTCGTGGCGATGCGAGCGAAGGAGGCCGGAGTTGACCACCACGTTGTTGTGAGGGCGGTGACAGCGGGCAGGGCCTCGTCTGCGAAGGATCTCGACGGCGACGAGAAGGCCTTGGTGCTCGCGGCGATCGGCGATCTGGCTGACGGTCGCCGGGTGCTGTCGTTGACCGACGCGGACCTGCCGTGCCTTGTGGGGCGCGACGAGGGGGCCGATGTTCCGCCGACCGATGAGCAGCGGGAGATGTTGTCAGTCGAGCTGGACGCCTTGTCGAAGGAGGCGAAGGAGGCGCTGGCGGCGAGGGTGAAGGGTGTCGTGCCGTCGTTCCGCGGCGACCGGTTCACGGTGCGCCACCTGTTCCTGACGATGGACAGGCTGCCGCAGGGTGACAAGGCGGTGGCGCCGTGAAGTCCGAGTCCGGCCTGGGCAGTCACATGAAAGAGGAGCACGGGGTCGCCACCGTGATGGTCCCCGAGTCCGTCCACCACCTCCACCGGGCCCTGCACGCCGCAGGCGTCTCACCACTTGACGTCCACGACCACGACCACGAGGCCGAGGAACTCGACCGGCTCTACGGGCGGCCGGCGAAATGAGCGTCTGCCGTTCGTGCCACGCCCCCGTCCTGTGGGTGGTCACCCAAGCCGGCAAGCGGATGCCGCTCGACGCGGCGCCGACCGACGCCGGCAACGTGATCCGCTATGGCGACGCAGCCCGAGTGCTGACGGCCGACGAGGTCGCCGCTCGCAGATCGCCCCGTCACGTCGATCCCGGCCCGCTCTACGTGAGCCACTTCACCTCCTGCCCCAACGCCGCCCAGCATCGGAAGCCGAAGTGACCGCCGTCCTCGCCGCCGTCTGGGAGCTGCTGGCCAACTTCGCCGCCGACCGCATCATCGACCTGCTCACCTTCCTCGGGCCGAACCTGTACCGCCTGTTCGCGGGAGAGGCGGCGTGACCCCTGTCCTCGGGCTCGACGCCAGCCTCACCTGCACGGGCTGGGCCACCTGGACAGCTGACGGGCTGACCACCGGGCGGATCCGGTCGAAGCTGACCGGCGCCGCCCGACGTGCCGAGATCGCATGGGAGGTCGCCTTCCTCATCGAGCGGTCCTTCGACGCCCACCCGCTCGTTGTGATCGAGGCGGTCCCGACCCGTGGCGCCCGGGCGATCGTCAGTCTCGCCGAACTCCACGGCGTCGTCCTCGACCGGCTCATCGGCGACCCGGTGCTCCCCGACCGACGGCCGGCCTACCTCGACGCCGACTCGCTCCACACCTACGCGACCGGGTTCCGCAAGGCCACGAAGGCTCAGATGGTCACCGCCGCCCAGGTCGACCTTGGCTACGCCGGCAAATCTGACGACGAGGCTGACGCCGCCTGGTTGGCCACCGTCGGCCGCCAGCTGCTCGGCGAGACCGGCCCGCTGTTCACAGCGCAGCGCGCGGCGATCCTCCCGTCGGTCTCCTGGCCTGAGGGCATAAGCCCGATCGTCAGCGGGGCGGCGACATGACCGAGCAAGAAGATCCCCGTGGACGGTAAGTGCATCTGTGTGGCCGAACACCGGCCACCGAACCTGTACGTCGACCACCACCACATCGACCCGCTGTTCATGGGCGGCCCCGATGTCCCCAGCAACAAGATCACCGTCTGCCGGTCCACCCACGACTGGGCCCCACCTCATCCTCCGCACCTTCCAAAAGGCCGGCGGCATCGTGCCCCCGGCAGGACGGCTGGCCCCGGTACTCGTACAAAGCTCGCCGTCGACGGCTGGCAACGAACCGTCACCCGACGGAACACCCAGCCGTGACCGCCGCGGCCCGTCTTGCGGAAGCTGTCCGCCTCCTCCTCGCAGAACTACGAGGCCGAGCCGTCGACCGCCAAATGGCAGTCGACAACGCCCGCGAAGCCCTAGATGAGTGGGACCGGGAGCAGGGACGTTGACCGACATCGTCGAACCGGGACGGCACGTCACCGACACCGGCCGCATCGTCTACAACTGGCCGCCCGAAGGCCGCTTCGCCGACCTGTGGCGGCGCCTCGTGGTGGCGCTACCCGGCGAGCAGGAGAAGCTCGAGGCCGCCGCTCTGCTGGCCCGGTGGGAGGACGAGGTGGACGCTCGCATCGTCGCCATCATCGAGGACGACGACGAGGTGGACGTCGAACCCGACTGGAACATGCCGGCCGGCTGGCTCAACCGATGACCGCCGGACCCGCATGACCGACCCCGGATGGGACGCCTGCCACGGCTCACCCAGACCCCGCATGACCACCCGCGCCGACCACGACAACCAAGAGGCGCAGGCCCACCGCTCCGCCCTCCGCGCCGCCACCCTGGCCAGGAACGCCGCCGACGCCTACGACTCCGGGCGGATCGGCGACTCGATGGAGATGATCCGCCGGGCCGCCACCCTCGTCCACGAGGCCACCCAGCGGGCCTGGCCGTTCCTCGAGACCGGATGAGCAGCGCCCCGCCGCCCGGCGACCACGACGCCCCCTACGACGACCCGATCCCCATCGCCCGCCACCGCACCACCCAAGACCAGCGCGTCCCACCCCACGACATGGAAGCCGAAGAAGCACTGCTCGGCGCCATGCTCCTCAACCCCGACGCCACCGCCACCGCCCTCAACATCCTCACCGGCGACGAGTACTACAAGCCCGCCCACCAAACCATCCACCACGCCATCAGGCGCCTTCACGACCACCAGCAACCCATCGACCCGATCACCGTCGCCGACGACCTCCGCCGCCACGACCAGCTCGACCCGATCGGCGGGCCCGGCACCCTCATCGCCCTCCAGATGGCATGCCCAGCCACAGGCAACGCCGGCCGCTACGCCCGCATCATCTCCGACCTCGACACCTACCGCCGGGCCATCGCCGCCGCCGCCGCCATCACCGAGATCGCCTACGCCGCCCCCGACGACCTCGACGGCGCCCTCAGCCACATCGAGCAGGCCACCTACAACCTCCGGCCATCCCAGCACACCGCCGTCGGCACCCGCCAACTCGACACCATCATCCACGACGTCGTCAACCGGCTCCTCGAGCGGGCCGAGACCGGCGACCGGATCGACGGTATCGCCACCGGCTGGACCGACCTCGACCACCTCCTCCTCGGCCTCTCACCCGGCGACATCACCGTCCTCGGAGCCAGGCCCGGCATGGGCAAGAGCCAGTGGGCGGCCGTCCTCGCCTGGCAGGTCGCCAACGCCGGCCACCCCGTCCTCTTCGCCTCGCTCGAAATGAAGGCTGAGGAGCTCGGCAAGAGGTGGCTCGGGACCGTCAGCCGGGTGAAGCTCCAAGACCTCCGGGCCGCCGACCTCGACGACAGCGACTGGGCGCTCATCAACGCCTCGCTCGCCAGCTTCGAAGGCGTCCCTGTCCACGTCCTCGACAACTACGGGGCCGGCGTCAGCGCCATCGCCCACGCCGCCCGCAAGATCGGCGTCACCGGCGGCCTCGTCATCGTCGACTACGCCCAGCTCGTCACCCCCGGCACCAAGGGCCTGAACCGGAACAACGAGGTGGCCGAGATCAGTCGGGCGTTGAAGCTGATGGCCGGCGACCTCGGCTGCCACGTCGTCCTCCTCTCCCAGCTGTCCCGGCAGCTCGAATCGAGAGCCGACAAGCGGCCGATGCTGTCCGACCTGCGGGACTCCGGCGCCCTCGAGCAGGACGCCTCGAACGTCATCTTCCTCTACCGGGACGAGGTGTACAGCGGCGCCTCGTCGCCCGACCGGGGCGTCATGGAAGTGATCGTCGAGAAGCAGCGCAACGGGCCTCAGGGGCGGATCCGCTTGGCGTACGCGGCGACGTTCGGGTTGATCCGAGACATCGGCTACCACACCCCAGGAGGAGGGTCACTATGAGCGTCCACCGGTTCGTTGAGCCCGGCCACGACCGCATCGAGTCGACGGGCGGGCCAGCCTCCGCGCCGGACCTGCTCCACTACCCAGACGGGACCATCCGGGTCATGCACGTCTGCAAGAGCTGGCCCGACCCCAAGGAACCTGACGGCGAGTTCGTCAAGGTCATCGCCCCAGCGCTGAGCCCCGGCCATCAGGTGACGTTCGGCCCGGCCCGACGGACGACGGTGTCCCCGTCGATCCTCTGCGCCGACTGCGGCCTCCACGGGTACGTCACCGACGGCATCTGGCGGTCGGCGTGAGAGCAGCGCACGACTTCGTGAAGCGCTCCTTCAACGTGCTCGATGAGAACGGAAACGAGGGCTGTGCTGTCTGCGGGCGAGCACGCGACCTTCACCGGAAGTCGGAGCCCGCCGCTCGGCCGGCCAAAGGCGGGTCACGGGCATGACCTGGGCGAAGTTCGAGGACACCTTTCCTCAGCACCCGAAGATCCGCCGCCTCAGCGGCGACGCCTTCAAGCTCCACGTCGCAGCCATCTGCTGGTCGAACCAGTGGCTCACCGACGGGCACATCCCCACCGAGCAGATCGACGCCCTCGTGCCCCGGTACAAGCCGGCGATGGTCAACGAGCTCATGAAGGCCAAGCCGGGCGAGAACCCCCTGTGGGTCATGGTCGAGCACGGCTGGCAGATCCACGGCTACCTCGATTACCAGCCAGCCGCCGAGCAGGTCAAAGCGGAGCGAGCCGTCAACGCCGAGAGGCAGCGGCGATGGGCTGCGCAGCAGAAGGCCAAGCGTTCTCCTAACGGTGCACCTAACAGCGTTAGTGGTGGCGCTACTAGCCCTGCCACTAACGCACGCCCCGGTCCCGGTCCCGGTCCCGTACCCGTAGGTCTTCCTCCTAAGTCCCGTAGTGGTCTCACCCTGGAGGAACGCGAGGCCCAGGGCGGGAACGCTGAAGCGGAAGACCACCCCACCACCGACCACGGCCGAGACGGCTGGGGCAACCCCGAAGCCACCGGCCCGAACGAGAACCCCGACACCCGCAACCGCCGCCGCGCACTGGCCATCCGCTGGGCCGAAGTGCTCCGAGACCGAGGCGGACCCGACGACCTCCTCGCCTGCAACCAGGAGATCGCCAACCTCCTCCACCAGGTCGACGCCCGGATCATCGACGAGCAGATCGGCTGGCAAGCCGACGCCACCGACCCGCCACGCACACCCACCGTCCTCGCCGACGCCGTCCGAAGGATCACCAGCCGATGACCGTCCGCCGCCCCGCCCTCGCCCCCATGCTCGACCGGATCCTCGACCTCGCCCGCCACCTCTCAGCCCAAGGCACCATGAGCGCGGCCGACCACGCCGACACCGAGCACCACGTGGCCCAGCTGCAGCGATGGCTCCAGCCAGCACTCGACCTCACCACCCGTGGTGACGGTCTGCGGTCACCGCCCCTCGAGCCGTCCCGAGGGTCAGGCGGCCACTCCGACAGCACCGGTGACCTCGCCACCGCCGATTGGGGCTTCACCGGCAAGCAGCGTCGTGGCGCCGCCGGCAAACTCGACCAAGCCGCCGATCACATCCGCACCGCCCACCTCAACCTCACCAACGCCACACAAGGACTCGACCCCATCGGGAACATCGGCGACGCCGTCTTGGGGCTTGCAGACGCCCGCAGCCTCGTCGAATCGACCCTCCCGCTGCCCAGCGCCAAGCGGCGCCTCGACCCCAACCAAGGCACCCCCGCCTGCACCAGCTGCGCCCGCATCGAGAACTACTCCGCCGCCCGCACCGGAAGCACCTACTGCGACTGGTGCGCCCGATGGAAAACCGCCCACGGCAAGCCACCCCTCGTCGCCATCCTCCACATCCACGCCGCCGGCCGACGCCTCACCACCCGAGCCGTCCACGAAGCCGAGAAGGCCGAAGCTCGAGCCCGCACCAAGCGGCGCAAGGCCACCCGATGACCAGGTCCTTGCGCTGCACCAGCAGACCTGCCACTCTGTGTCCTCGGGTGGTGTGGACAAGTGTCCCCACCCACACGCAGCGGGCAAGTGGACCGGCGTCCAGCGGAGGTCTGTCGGGATGAGGCAGACGACCCGGCAACCGTGGGCGCACACAGGCACCACCACCGAACGGGGCTACGGCGCCGCACACCAGAAGCTGCGAGCCGAACAAGCCAAGCTCCTCGCCCACCAAGGCTGGCTCCCCTGCGCACGCTGCCCACGACCCATCCTCCCCGGCCAGCAATGGCACCTCGATCACACCGACGACCGCACCAGCTACCTCGGCCCCAGCCACAGGCGGTGCAACGAACTGGCGGCCGCCCGACGCGGCGGACTCACCGTCCACGGCCTTGGCCAACCCCGACGGCGGGCCAGCCGTGACTGGTAGGGGGGTCGAATCTCTGGCCGAACGGCGACGCTGACCAGCCGGTCGTTCGCATTTCTGTCCCCGCCAGCGGGTTGTCCGGCCAAAAGCCCGGGAGGTCGCGTGGAGGAGCGAAAGTGCGAGTCGTGCGGTGGCCCGTACGTGCCGAAGCGAACGTCGCAGCGTTTCTGTCGGCCGACGTGCCAGAAGCGTGGGTCGAGGGGCGCTGTCCTGACGCTCGTCCCCGGGGCGCAGTCGGCATCGCCGGTCGGCAAGGGCGGGCCGGCCTCGTTGGCCGACGCGGTCCGGGCTGAGCTTGTGGCGGCCGGCCGGCTGGAGTCGGCGCTGGGCCAGGCGGCGATCGGGTTGGCTGAGCGGCTGGCCGACCAGCGGGACACGGGGGCGGCGGTGGCGTCGCTGACTAGGGAGCTGCGGGCGACGTTGGCATCGGCGACGGAGGGCGCCCGGGTGGTGGAGTCGCCGCTCGAGCGGATGCGGGCACAGTTGGTCGAGGCTCGCCGCCGCCGCAGTGGGTGAGCTGCTCGTCCCGCCAGCGCACCTGTGGGTGCCGCCTCATGCGGTGACCCGGGGGGCGTTGGCGGAGGAGGTCGGCGGTTGGGCCGGCTTCGACCCTGACCCCGCCGGCCGGCTGGTGCTGGATGCGCTGTTCGCCGAGGACGGGGACGGACTGCCGGCGTGCTTCGCGGTCGGGGTGGTGGCGCCTCGGCAGACGATCAAGACGGCGACGTTGCAGGAGGCGGCGCTGACGTGGCTGTTCGTCATGGGTGTGGAGCTGGTCATCTGGACGGCGCACCTGTACGACACGGCGAAGAAGGCGCACGTGTCGATGGTGGGCCGGATTGAGAAAAATCCCGATCTGCGGGCCCAGTGCAAGTGGCCGCCGCCGATGGCGAATGGGTCGGAGGCCATCGAGCTGCTCTCGGGCGAGCGGATCGAGTTTCACGCCCGATCGAAGGGTGGTGGCCGTGGACTCACAGGCGGTCGGGTGATTCTCGATGAGGCTTTCGCCTTGAAGCCCCAGGAGATGGGGGCGCTTCTACCGGTGATGATGACGATCCCGGACGCCCAGGTCGTCTACGGCTCGTCGGCCGGGATGTTGGAGTCAGCGGTGCTGCGGGGCGTCCGGGACCGGGGCCGTGCCGGCGGCGACCTGTCGTTGGCCTGGCTGGAGTGGTGCGCCCGGCGCAAGCCCTGCGCCTCGGAGGACTGCACGCACGTGGTCGGGTCGGATGGGTGTGCGCTCGATGACCGGGCGTTGTGGCGGGAGGCGAACCCGGCGTTGGCGGCGGGCCGGACGACGGAGCAGCGGATCGTCGAGGTGCGCCTGGAGATGCCGGCCGGCGAGTTCGCCCGGGAGATCCTCGGCTGGTGGGATGATCCGCCGCCGAGTAAGGGCGGGGCCTTGTCGATGGACGACTGGGACCGGTGCCGGAGCGTCGGGTCGACGGCGCTTGACCCGGTGGTGTTGGCGTTCGAGGTGTCGCATGATCGGCGGTGGTCCACGATCGGCGCCGCCGGGGTGTCCCCCCTGGGTGGCACGCACGTGGAGGTGGTGGACAACCGGCGGGGGACCGGGTGGGTGGTGCCCCGGCTGGTGGAGCTGCGGGACGCTCAGCGGCCGGCGGCGATCGTGTGCAACCCGTCAGGGCCTGCCGGTGGCCTGCTGGCTGACTGCCACAGGGCTGGGCTGGACATCACCGAGGCGTCGGCCGGCGACTACGCGAAGGCGTGCCAGGCGGCGTACGACGCTATCGGCGACGGCATGTGGCGCCACGACACCCAGCCGGAGCTGGATCGGGCTGTCGCCGGTGTGGCGTGGCGGCGGTCGGGTGACGCCCGCGTCTTCGACCGGCGGGGCGAGACGGACATCACCCCGCTGGTGGCGGTGACGTTGGCGGCGTGGGCGGCGGGTCAGGAGCGCAAGAGCGTGTACGAGGAGCGGGACATGCTGGTGCTCGGATGATCGATGTTTGGGTCGCCCTGGTGGTGTTGGTGCTCGTCGCCGCGCCGGGCGCGGTGGCCACGGTGCTGTGGACGGCCGGCCGCCGCTCCTCGACCGATGGTCTCCTCCGGGACCGGCTTCGCGACCGGTTCGTGGTGACGTTGACGTCGGGCGAGTCGTTCTTGGGCCTGCTTGCCGAGGCCGACACCAGGACGGTGGTGCTCTCGGATGCCTCGGTGATGAAGCCGGACGGGGCGACGGCGCCGGTCGACGGGGAGCTGGTTCTCCGCCGGGAGGCCATCGCGTTCATGCAACGACCCGCCGGCTGATCCCGGCAACGGGAGGTTCCGCCTGATGCTGTTGAGCTCCGGGCGGCCCATCGCCACCAGCATCGACCTGGCTGATGCCACCCCGATGCGGAACACGGCCTACTACGCCTCGACGGGGCTGGCGCTCACCAGCCATTTCGCCGCCTACGCCGCCCTGTACCGGGCTCAGCCGTGGGTCTTCACGCTGGTCACGAAGCTGGCGACGTCAGCGGCCCGTCTGCCGCTGAAGGTTTTCGAACGGGTGTCCACCACCGATCGGGTGCCGGCCCGGGACACCGCCTACGGGGAGCTGATCCGCAACCCGTGCCCGAAGATGGGCCCGAAGCTGCTGTGGCTGTGGGTGTTCTCGACGAGGGAGCTCTACGGCGAGGCGATCCTGCTGAAGCTCCGGGACGACAAAGGCCGGGTCCGCGAGCTGCACCCGGTCCATCCGAGCAACATGCTGGTCCGGCGACGTGAGGACGGGGAGGTCGAGTACGGCCACCTCGCCTACGGCGGCGGGACCGACGCCACGCTGATGAGGTGGCCGGCCAGCGAGGTCATCCACTTCCGGGGCTACAACCCGGAGAACACCGTCAGGGGCGTCTCGCCGTGCGAGCCGCTCCGCCAGACGCTGCTGAGCGAGGACGCCATGCGGCGGGCTACGACGTCGCTGTGGCGGAACGGGGCTCGCCCGTCCGTGGTGCTCAGCTCACCGAACACCCTGTCAGCGGGGGCGATCGAGCGGATCAAGGCGCAGTGGGACGCCGCGCACTCCGGTGTCGACTCGTGGGGGAAGACGGCGGTGCTCGAGGAGGGGCTGACCCCCCACCTCGAGCAGCTGTCTTCGGAGGAGCTGCAGTACATCGAGGGCCGCCGGCTGAACCGTGAGGAGTGCTGCGCGGTGTGGGACGTCCCGCCGCCGGCGGTGCAGATCCTTGACCGGGCGACGTTCAGCAACATCACCGAGCAGATGCGGTCGTTGTACCGGGAGACGACGGCGCCACGCCTGGAGGCGGCCGAGGATGTACTGGCCACCCAGCTGGCCCCCGACTTCGCCGGGGACGGCGACCTGTACGCCGAGTGGGTGATGGACGACGTGCTTCGCGGCTCATTCGAGGCGCGGATCGCGGCGAAGGCGCAGGCGATCGGGACGGGGCAGATGACGCCGGCCGAGTCGAGGGCGCAGGAGAACCTGCCGTTTGTGGAGGGCTCCGACCGGCTCCTGGTCAACGCTGCGCTCATCCCGCTCGGTGCCGTGGAAGCGGTGACCGCTGGCACCGACACTGGCGTTGCGGAGCCGCCGCAGAAGATCAAGGGGCTGTCGGCCGGCGACGCCCGGAAGGTCGCTGGCCGGCTCTCGCGGACGGCCACCGTCGCCGACGTCGACGCAACGAAGGTCACCGCCGGCCTCCCCGACGACGCGCAGGCCGAGGTCAACGGCCTGATCGCCGCCGCCACCGCCCGGTCGGCGACCGTCGCCGAGCTGCGGTCATGGGTGGCCGCAGCCGTGGCCGACCCTTTCGAGATCAACGAGGACGGAGCAGCATGAACCCCAAGACCGAGAAGGCCGTGGTCACCAAGGCGATCGCTGAGATCGTCCCTGGGACCGATGACGCCACCACCCCGAACGGCACGTTCGAGGTGATCCTGTCGGCGGAGACGAAGGACAGGGATGATGAGACCCTGCGCCGGGAGGACTGGAAGCAGCCGCTCCCCGACCACATCACCTTCGACACCGACCACGGCATGAGCGTCGCGTCGACGGTCGGGTCGGGCGCCCCCCGGATCGAGGCTGACGGGACGCTCCGGGTGTCTGGCGAGTACAGCTCGATCGCCCGGGGCCAGGAGATCCGCACCCTGGTGAACGAGGGCCACATCCGCACGACGTCGGTGGCGTTCCTCACGACCAGTGGCTCGAAGGCTGCGGGCCGGAAGACCCGCGAGCTGCTGAACGGCGCGTTCGTCGCCGTGCCCTCGAACCGGGACACCGTGGTGCTGTCGTCGAAGGCCTGGGCAGCGCTGGAGGACGAGACGGCCGTGGCCGCCAAGGCTGGCGCCCGGAACAGTGCGACTGACGCCAGCCGCCTCCAGTCGATCCATGACCTGGCCACCGAGGCCGGGGCGACGTGCTCGGGAGCCAAGGCCTCCCCCCTGCCGGAGACCAAGTCGTTCCCCGGCTCGTACGAGGACCGCCAGCAGGATCTGCGTCAGGCGCTCGTCGAGGCGAACACCGAAGCCCTCGCAGCGGCCTACCCGCACGCCGAACCCGGTGACTACTCCTGGCGGGTCTCGATCTTGGCCACGTTCCCTGATCGGGTCGTTTACCGCCTCGGCTACGACGACACCGACGACGCCTTCGAGGTCGCCTACTCGTGGGACGGCGATGCCGTCACCATCACAGGGACGGCGGCGGCCGTGACGGTCGAGGAGATCGTCAAGCCGGCCCCCGCCGAAGCCAAGTCGCAGACCGCCGCCGACCCCGCCGCGCCCTCGGGCCCCGCCGGCTCGACCGTCGCTAGTGACGAAGTGGCCGTCAAGGCCGCCACCATCCGGGCCTACGCGGCCCTCATCTGAACCCAACCCCTCTCACCGCTCCAAAGGAGCCCCCCTGATGCCCACGCTCATCGAAGCGAAGACCAAGGTCAAGCAGCTGGCGAAGACCGCCCTCGACGCGGTCGAGAACGACGCCCTGACGATGGCTGAGAAGAAGACGATCCTCGACAAGGTCGAGCCGGAGATCAAGCAGTGGACCGACGAGGTCCAGACGCTCGAGCGGTTCGAGGACACCCGCAAGCAGCTGATGGCGACCCTCGGCTCGGAAGCCGACGGTCCGCCGGCCAACGATGGCCCGGCCGCCGGCTCGACGCTCGGGGCGAAGTCCTACGGCCAGCAGTTCATCGACTCGGCCGCCTACAAGGGCCTCGTCGCCGACGGTGGCGTGTCCGGCAAGACGGGCCGGTGGACGTCGGGTGGCGTCGAGCTGAAGACGGCCCTCACCGAGGGCACGCTCGCCAGCCCAGGCCCGGCCTACGCGGCCGTGCAGACCCCGACCGTGCTGCCCGGGATGACGAACATCCTGTTCCAGCAGCCGACGGTCGTGAGCCTGTTCCCCTCGGGCAGCACCGACAGCCCGCTCCTCCGCTACCTGGTGGAGACGGCGATCACCAACGCCGCGGCCACCGTCGCCGAGCTGGGCCTGAAGCCGGAGTCGGCGATCACGTTCAGCAAGGTCGACGAGGTGCTGAAGAAGATCGCCACGTTCCTCCCGGTGTCCGACGAGATGCTGGAGGACTGGCAGCAGATCAAGTCCTACCTCGACGCCCGCCTCACGCTGTTCGTCGAGCTCCAGGAGGAGGTCCAGCTTCTCCGAGGTGACGGGACCGGCACCAACCTGGTCGGCCTCCTCAACCGGGTCGGTCTCGCCCCGCCCGTCGCGACCCGCAATGCCACCCCCCCGGCCGGGAGCGCCACCGGCATCTACCTGTCGCCGACGACGGACAACGACATGGACGCGATCTACCGGCAGATCACCCAGGTGCGGGTCACCTCGTTCCTGGAGCCGGAGACGATCGTCATCGACCCGGGCGCGTGGATGACCGTGCAGCTGGCGAAGAACAGCCAGGGCGTCTACTACGCCGGCGGGCCGTTCATGCAGACCGCCACCCCCATGCTGTGGGCGAAGCCGGTCGTCGTGACCACGTCGATGCCGGCGAACACCGCCCTGGTCGGCGCCTTCCAGAAGGCCTCGCAGGTGTTCCGCAAGGGAGGGATCACCGTCGAGGCGTCGAACAGCCACGCCGACTTCTTCCAGCGTGACGAGACCGCCATCCGGGCCCACGAGCGGCTCCTGCTCGCCGTCTACCGCCCCGGCGCCTTCGGTGCTGTGACGGGCCTCTGATGGCCGTCCGCAGGGGTGATGACGTCGACTTCAGCAAGTCGACGGGGGCGTTCCCCATGCCGCCTTCGCCCGCGGCGGTGGTCTTCCAGGACAGCGAGGTCGACTTCGCTGCCTCGACGGGCGCCTACCCGATGCACGACGACACGACGACCGTCGTCGGCCGCACGGTCGAGCACGTCGTCGAGCACGTCGGGTCCGAAGCGGCCGAGGTGCGGTTCGTCACCCCGGGGCCAGTCAGCCTCGGCGACCCCGCCGAGGCGGCCATCCAGCGCAAGGAGCTGGGTCTGGACCCAGTGCCCCTCGACGACCAGGAGGACCGCCAGGAGGACACCGAGCACGACGAGGACGGCCCACGGGTCAAGGTCATCGCCCCACCGGCCACGCCGACCGTCCACCAGTCCGCCCCGGGCCGGGCTCGGCGCAAGTAGCCAGGAGGTGGGGCGGTGACCGTGACCGCGCTGGTGACCATCGCCGACGTTCAGCAGCACCTGAACCTGAACCCAGCCGACATGTCCCACCTGACTGAGCTTGAAGGCTTCGTCGCCGCCGCCACCGACGTCATCTCCGGCATCGTCGGCGATGTCGTCCCGACGGCTCGGGTGGACACCCTCGACGGGGGTAGGAGTGTGGTGGTCCTCAGGCACGCCCCCGTCGTCTCGGTGCAGATGGTCACTCAGTACGGCGCCGGCCCGGCCGTTCTGGTAGGCCAGCCGCTCGGCGGTAGCTACACCGCCGCCGGGTACACCGTCGACCTGGCCGCCGGCATCCTGACGAAGCGGGCGGCGTCGGGTGCCCCGATCGCCTTCGACCACGGGGCGGTCACCGTCGCCTACACCGCCGGGCGTGACCCGGTGCCCGGCGCGATCCGTCTCGCCGCGCTCGAGCTGGTCCGCACGAACTACCAGTCGACGCAGCAGGCCGGCCGCCCGGTCCTCGCCGCGTCGGTGGCTGATGATCCCTTCACCGGCCAGCCGATGGGCGACTGGCTGCCACGCAAGGTCGAGCAGCTCCTCGGCCCCTACCGGCGGGGCCCGGTCGTCTGCTGATGGCCGGCCTGACGTCCACGATCCCCGCCGCGCTCGACGCCCTCATGGCCGCCTGCAACGTCATCGCCGCCGACCCTGACGTCAGCCTGACCGTCTACGACGGCCAGATCGGCATGGACGCCGCCGACAACGCCATCGTCGTCGGCTCCGAGACCAAGGGGTGGCAGTCGGAGACGGCCGGCCTCGGGAACCTGCGCCGCCACGAGGAGTACACGATCGTCTGCGACCTCCTCGCCCACTCCGGCTCCGGCGGCGACTACGCGGCACCCGTCGTCCGGGCCCTCGCCTTCGGCCTGATCGAACGGTTCGTCGAGCAGCTGACCGCCAACCCGACGCTCGGCGGCGCGGTCCGGTTCGCCGAGATGGTCGGCGCCGACGGTGGCATCACCCGGCAGGGCGTGTCGTCGATCGGCGGCTGGTCCGTCGAGATCCAGTTCGGGGTCCGCTGCCAAGCGACCCTCACCATCTGAGGCCAGGAGGCCACATGTACCGCATCACGAACAAGTCAGAGGTCGACGGGGTGAACGTCACCGTCGGCGACGCACTCCTCAGCATCCCGCCCGCCGGCTTCGTCGACCTGGACGTCGTCAAGGCCGACGTCGCCCACCTACCCGCCGCCCTCCTCGAGGTGACCCGGATCACCAAGGCTGAGGCTGAAAAGGCCGCGACCGCACGGGCCGAGGCGCAGCCCGGGACCCAGGCGCAGGCCGAAGCGGCAACCGACGACAGCGACGACCAGGACGACGCCGGCGTGGCGACGGAGGAGGAGAGCTGATGGGCATCGGAAGCGGGCTGGGAGCTTCGCTGGGCTGGGCGGCAGAGCCGGCCTACGGCACCTACACAGCGCCGACCAGGTGGTACGAGTTCGACAAGGAGTCGCTGGTCTACACCCCGAAGCGGATCGACGGGAAGGGGCTGGCCGCCGGCGTCATCGTCGACCGGTCATCGCAGCGACACACCGTCAGCCGGGACGCCGGCGGGACCATCGACGGCATGGTGATGGCCAAGGGCATGGGCCTGCTCCTGGCCCACGCGATGGGGTCCACCGCCGTCCCGGTCCAGCAGGCCGCCACCGCCGCCTACAAGCAGACCCACGTCCTCGGCGACAACCGGGGCCAGTCCCTCACCATCCAGAAGGGCGTCCCCGACACGGGCGGCACAGCCCGCCCCTACAACATCCTCGGCTGCAAGATCAGCTCAGCCAAGTTCTCCTGCGCCAAGGACGGGCTGCTGATGTCCAGCTTCGGCGTCGACGGCCGCGACGTCCAAGAGACCTCACCGCTCGTCGCCCCCACCTACCTCACCGCCAACCCGGAGTTCGGGTTCGAGCAGGGCGTCTTCCAGATCGGTGCCTTGGGTTCGGAGGCCACCAAGTTCGTCACCGGGTTCGACCTGACGATCACCCGCCCGTTGAAGGTCGACCGGTTCGGCCTCGACGGGACCGGGATGAAGCAGGAGCCGCTCATGAACGGCCGGGTCGGGATCGCCGGGTCGATCGACACCGAGTTCGTCGACAAGGCCGCCTTCGCTGACATGTTCGCCAACGACACCCCGCAGTCGCTGGTCATCAGCTTCACCGGCCCCCTGATCGGTGGCGCCTTCAGCTACGGCATCACGTTCCGGGTGCCCTCCGTGCGGTGGAACGGCTCCGGCCCGTCGGTCGACGGGCCCGACGTCGTGAACCCGAAGATGAGCTTCAAGGGCTTCTACGACGACGTAAATGCACCGGCATCAATCGAGTACACCAGCACCGACGTCGCCGCATGATCCGACTGGGGGTTCAGGCAACCGGCTTCGCCGAGCTGTCCAGGGACGTCCGCCGGGCGAACAAGGGGCTGCAGGGCGACCTGCGGAAGAAGATGGCCGAGGCCGGCAAGATCGTCGCCGACGACTGGAAGCAGCGGACGTCGTGGTCGTCGAGGATCCCGGGGAGCATCCGGGTGTCGTCCACCGTGAAGGGAGTGAAGGTCGTCGGTGGTGGGGCCAAGGCGCCGCACACCGCTGCGCTCGAGGGGGGCAGTACCGGAGCGGCGACGTTCCGGCACCCGGTGTTCGGTCACGTCGACCGGTGGGTGGTCCAGAAGGCTCAGCCGGCGGCGCTGCTCGCTCTCGAGGCGAAGGTGGACGAGGCGGCCGAGAAGGCGGCGGAGGCGCTCGATGAGTGGGCGGCCGAGGCCGGGTTCCGGTGATCGACCCGGAGCGGCGGATGGTCCGCATCGAGCGGCTCGTCGACCAGGTCACCAAGACGCCACCGTCGCAGCGTGCGACGAAGTCACCACCGTCGCCGGCCAGACGGGAAGCAGCGAAGCGGGCCCGGGTGGCCCGCCGGCACAACCGAGGAGAGCGATGAAGATCCTGTGGAACGGCTCGGAGTGGGACTACGACCCTGGCCTGATCGACGTGCGGACCGGGGTGATCATCAAGCAGCACACCGGTCTCGGGCTGATCTCGTGGTCGAAGGCCGTCGACGACGGTGACCCGGCCGCCGTCCAGGCGCTGCTGTGGGCGGTCCAAAGGCAGAACGGGGTGCAGGTCGACCCGAGCACGCTGAACTTCTCGATCTACGACTTCATGGCCGCGTTCAACGCCGCGGCCCTAGTGGACATGGAGGTGCGGGTGGAGGCGGAGCTGCGCCGCCTGGCCGTGGACCCTCCCGAGGGCGTCGAGGACCAGGACGGAGTCACCCCCGAGCCGACGCCGACCTCGACGACCTCAGAGACCGCTACCTCGGAGCCCTCGGCCACCTCCAGCACCTGATCCCCGCCCAGGTCGACGCTCTCACCGTCCGGGACTTCCTCGGGCTGATCGGCTGCGTCGACGCCTACATCGACGCGCAGAAGGGCTGACGCATGGCGGCACGCACGGTCACCCTGAACATCGTCGGCGACTCGTCCAGCGCCGAGCAGGCCCTCGACAAGACGGCCGGCGCGGCCGACCAGGCGTCCGGGAAGGTCGGCGCCGCCTTCGGCGGGCTCGGGTCGACGCTGAACCAGCTGACGGGCGGCGCGTTCTCCCCCCTGACCGATGCGATGGAGACGGCGAAGGCCGGCATGGCCAGCGTCGGCGACACCGGCGACTCGCTCACGTCGAAGGCGGGGGCGTGGGGCGCTGGCATCGCCGCGCTGGGTGCCGCCTTCATCGCCTTCGGCGACAAGGAGAAGGAGGCGATGCAGGTCCTCGACGTCGCCATCGACAACACGGGCAAGTCTCACGAGGACTACGCCGACCAGGTCGCCGTGGCGATCGACAAGATGGCGAAGTACGGCTTCACCGCGGTCGAGACGGAGCAGGCCTTGACCAAGCTGGTCCTGGCCACGAAGGACCCGGCGGTGGCGCTGGACCTGCTGACGACGGCGGCGGGGAAGGCGACCGTCACCGGCAAGGGACTCGAGGGCGGGGCGGCGGCGCTGGTGAAGGAGCTGACGAAGGCCAACAAGGCCGCGGGCGTCGACGGTGTGAAGTCGATGAAGGCCTTGGAGACGGCGACGACGGCCTCGACGAGGGCGGAGGACCAGGCCGCTAAGGCCAAGGAGCGGCTCGCTGACCTTCAGGCGAAGCAGTCGGCCTCGAACGGCAAGAGCGTGTCCGACAGCATCGCACTGCGGGGGGCGACCGAGGCGCTCAGCAAGGCCCGGTCGGCGTCGGCGGCCGGCGCGAAGAACGGGGCGGAGATGGTGGCCAACGCCCAGCAGCGCCTCGCTGATGTCCACGCCTTGCAGGCCGAGAAGATGAAGCCGACGGTCGCCGAGACGCTGGCGTTGCGCAACGCCCAGCAGGCCGTGAAGGAGACCGCGGCCAAGGTGGCCGAGACATCCAAGGGCGTCACCACCGCCCAGGAAGGGGTGACGGCCTCGCAGAAGAAGGGGGAGACCGGGGCCGACGCGCTGAAGAAGAAGTACGACGGGCTCGCTGACGCCAACTCCAACTCGTTGAGCGGCTCGTTCCGCGCCCTCAAGGCCGAGGTGACGAACACCGCTTCGGACCTCGCCCAGAAGTTCGGGCCCGCTCTGGCGATCGCCGGGACCGCCGCCGCCGGGATCGACGCAGTGATGAACGTTGGCACCGCCACCCTCCAAGCGTGGCGGACGATGAGGGCGGGGGCGACGGCGGCCCAGGCCACCGCGAATGTCGTCACCGCGAGCAGCATCCCGATCACGTGGGCGGCGCTCGGCCCGATCCTGCTGATCATCGCGGCGGCCGCCGCGCTCGGCATCGGTATCTACCTGCTGTGGCGGAACTGGGACACCGTGTGGGGCGCGATGAAGAAGGTGGTGACCGGCACGTTCGACTGGGTGAAGGACAACTGGCCGCTCCTGCTGGCCATCCTCACAGGCCCGTTCGGGCTGGCTGTCCTGTTCATCACGAAGAACTGGGACAAGATCAAAGAATCAGTCGGCGGTGTCATCGACTGGGTGAAGGACAACTGGAAGGCAGTCCTGGACATCCTCACCGGCCCATTCCGCCTAGCCGTGGGGTTCGTGAAGGACCACTTCAAGGAGATCGTCGACTTCCTGAAAGGCATCCCGGGTGAGATCGCCGACATCGCCGCCGGCATCGGCCGCGGGCTGGCGAACCCGATCATCGACGCGATCAACGCCATCGCCGGCGCCTGGAACAGCCTCCACTTCTCGATCCCCAAGGTGGACCTCGGCCCGCTCGGCGACTTCGGTGGTGGTGATGTCCGGGTGCCGCAGATCCCGAAGATCCCCCGGTTCGCCGAGGGTGGCATCGCCACCGGGTTGACCCTGGCCGTGCTCGGCGACAACCCGTCCGGCCGGGAGGCGGTCGTCCCGCTCGAGCGGGCCGGTGAGTTCGGGTTCGGCGGCGGCGGCGGCGGCGGCGGCCAGGTGCCGGTGCACACCACGATCGTCCTTGACGGCCGGGCGATCGCCAGGGCGGTCACCCCAGGGGTGCGGGAGGAGCTGAACCGGATGGCGTTGAACAGCTCGACGCTGGCCGTCAGCTGATGCCCTACCCGACGACGCCGGTCCCCGGCTACCAGCTGCTCGTCGGGTTCGCCAACGCCGCCCTCGACGACTCGACCGGCTGGGTGGTCGACGCGCCCGGGGTGACGCCGGCGGCCGGCCACTGGACCGACATCTCCGCCTACGCCGACCGGTACGCGATCAAGCGGGGCCGCCAACCCCAGACCGGCCTCGTCGAAGCCTCTACGTTGAACGTGCAGCTGCGGTCCGACGACGGCGAGTTCGCCACCTGGGGCACCACCGGCCGGTTCACCCCCTACCTCGGCCCGCTCCGCCAGGTCCAGGTGCGGGTCACCGTGGGCGGCGTCACCTACAAGCGGTTCACCGGGCACGCCTCCCGCTGGGGGCAGCGGTGGGGTCAGGTCGTCAACGAAGCCGAGCTGGAGGCCGCCGACCTGTTCCGCCTCCTCAACGGCACCAGCCTCGGCTCCGGCGCCTACGAGTCGGCGGTGCGGGCCGTCGCCACCCACTGGTGGCGGTTCAACGACGACCCGGGCGCCGCCGAGGGCGCCGACTCGATCGTCGCGAACGCTGCGCCGATGCTGATCGGCGCCGCCGCCGACCACAGCCTGCCCGTGTTCGGCGGCCCGCCGATGGTGCTGGCCTCGCCCCGTGCCGGATCGGTCAGCCTCGGCCCGCACGCCGCCGGCAC